GACAAGAACGGCCTCAAGAGCATGTTTGAATTTTTAGATGCTGGCGTACTTGAAGATTTGACGATAACTGGTTTTGACATGCAGGAAATAGAAATGATGTTCACCGCCGCCCCGCCGCCCCCTGAATTATCAGGAGGAAGTGGAGAAGGTAAAGGCGATGGCAAGCACCATGTATGCCCTTCGTGTGGCGAAAAAATCAAGTGTGAGAAAGGATAAAAAAAGTAGAAGAGAGGTAGAGGATGGCTGGTGGTAGACCAACAGATTATGATGCAGAGTTGCACTGTCAGCTTGCCAAATGGCACGCTAGGTGGGGCAAAACTGATACTTATATAGCTGAAGATTTTGGCATAACTGAGAAGACTCTAAATAACTGGAAAAAGAAATATCCTGAGTTTTTACAGTCGATTAGCACGTCCAAGAATTTTTGGGATTCCCGCGTTGAGGATGCACTGTTAAAAGTGTGTATGGAGCAAGAATTAGAAGAAACTGAGATAACTTATAAACCGGAAAAGTCAAAAAAAGAGGATGGCGCAAGCAAAGCCGAAAAGATACGACGCACTAAAAAGAAGTTACCACCACAAGCACAGGCATGCTTGACATGGTTGCGCATTAGACAGCCTGAGATGTGGAGAGAAGTGGCTGATGATAATGGCGCTGGTGGCTATTCAGCAGAAGACCTCATAAACATAGCATTAGCACTTAAACAACAGCAGCTAGGTTAATTGCTGATGTCTGCAATTATAAAACCTACATCTAAGCAAACTGCACTTATTGAAAAGTGGCAAAAGGCGTGGTTTCCCCTTCTTCCCAAATCGGAGCAAATACGATTAATAACCGAACAAAGACGGTTCAAGATTGTACCAGCAGGTCGAAGAAGTGGAAAGACAGCACGTGCTAAAAGGCATGTAAGCATCGAAGCCATGAACAACCCTGGTGAGATGTACGCAGTTGGCGCACCTACCCACTTACAAGTTAAAACGTTGTATTGGAAAGACCTTTTAGCGCTTAACGCGCCATTTATTGACAAGAAATTAACTAACGTTGCTGAACGTAAAATAGTATTGGTTAACGGCGCGGAAATCCACGTGCTAGGCCTCGACAAGCCGGAACGGTGGGAAGGCTCGCCATGGGCTGGCATTGTAATAGATGAGATTGCGAACTGCAAAGCCTCGGCGTGGGAAGAAAACCTTAAGCCATCTCTTAACACCACTCGCCCTGGTAAGCCGCTGGCGTGGGCGTGGTTGATTGGCGTACCAGAGGGGCTAAATCATTATTATGATATCGCGATGCATGCAAAAAGCAGCGGTGATGCTGATTATGGTTATTATTCCTGGTTGAGTTCAGAAGTTCTAAGCCAAGAAGAGCTTGATAAGGAAAGAGCGCGGATGTCGCCGCGTATATATCGGCAGGAGTATGAGGCAAGCTTTGAAACGGTCGCAGGACGCATTTATGATGACTATGGAGACCTTAACCTAAGCACCCGTGAGTTTGACCCCTCCTTGCCGATTTTGTGGTGTCATGACTTCAACTTTACCCCTCTTTCATCTGTCATTGTTCAATTCTATCAAGGTAAATATTATTGTGTTGATGAAATTGTGCTTGAAGGGGCCGTGGCAAGGCAGAGCATGAATGAATTTGTGGACCGCTATAAGCAGTATCCACGAATTCCAATTGATGTATATGGCGATAGGTCAGGCCGTGATGGTGAGAAGCACGGGCACAGGTCGGATTATTTAGAGTTGGTACAGGGATTAAAACAAGCTGGCTTTATTAATGTTAATTTACGTGTACCACAAGATAATCCCGCAATCAGAGACCGGCAGAACGAAGTTAGAGCGTGGATACTTAATGGCCTTGGCGAACGCCGCTTATTGGTTAATAAAGATAAATGTAAAACCATGCATAAGGGATTAAGTACAGTTCAGTTAATGGATGGCTCAACATTTGAAGAGAAAGAAAGTAAATCACAACATATTACAACAGCAATCGGCTATATGCTGCACTTCAAGCATAAGAGAGCTACCACTTTTGGCAACGCAAAATAGCAGTAATCAGCAGTATTAACGAAACAAGGGAGGGAGGCGATGGCTACACCACAGATGGATTATAATATGTCTATGCATATCGACGCATGCAGAAAGGCAAGCGAAGATTACAGCGGTTCAGACCCCACAATGAAGGTAGTCTCAGCTTCAAAAGCCCTCGATTACATGGACGGCAATCAGTATCACTGGCTTGTGCAGCTGCTTAACAGCACGCAAGGTATTGCCAATTGGAAATTAAGAAAAGTGATTCCAATTGTCGAAAACTTCACTAAAAAGATTATAGAAAGGTCGGCATTGTCATATCAAGACGCGCCGGAAAGATGTATTTTTGTTGGCGATACAGAGAATGCAGAAGCGTGTAAAAAGTATAAGCAATATTTAGATGATTGCGATGCTGAAGAGATTATATGTGGACTTGACCAAGTGACGCGTCTGCTTAAATGCGGGATGTTGTTGATTGTGTGGGATAAAGACGAAAAGAGGTTTTTTATTTCAATATTGCATCGTGGTAACAGTGATATAGACTATGACCGCCGAACTGGCAAGATTAAATCAGTAATGTACACCACAGACCGCAAGTCTGTGAACGGATACACCGTCTTTTGCTATATCGACAATTTTATTACATGTGACATGGAAGATAGACCAAATGGGCCTGTAGTGATGCCTGGAACGACCCTCAAGAACCCCCTCGGCTTTGTTCCTATCGCGCACATGTATGATAATGAGATACCACGAACCGGTTTTTTTCCTTCTTCCGAACAGTGGCAGGACCTCATATTATTTAACGAAGCGTTTAACCTCATAAACACGTCCTACACGTGGGCCGCAAGGTGGCAGGGCACTGGTCTATTGTTTACCAACTTCAAGCTCGCTGATGGCACTATCGTTGGCCCTGATACGGTACTTTGTCCTGATGATAACAATGGTTTGTCAGTCGGTGACCAGTTGACGGCAGAATTCAAGACGCCCGAAGTTAATATTAAAGAGTTTTCGGAATATTTAAATGAAAATGGCAAGCGTATAGGTGATTCATGGGGCGTTAATCTTAAGGTCGGAATGAATGATAATCTAAGGGGCAATCCAGATTCAGGGTTTAAACTGATTGTTGAAGAGATATGGAACCTTGAGCTACGCAAGAAGCGCATTAAGAGTGCTAAAACTTTTGAAAAGCGTTTATACCGCGTTATCAGTCGTATATCTGATGTGTATGGCCTCGGCTTGCCATCAGATGGCATTTGCTACGCTGAATTTAAAGCACCCTCACTTCCAGTCGATGAAACCAGCGCCTGGACCATAGCACAGCAGAAAATGGCTGTTGGTGTTCTTTCAAAGGTTGACTATCTCAAGAGCCAAGACGCGGAATTGACTGATGACGATGCAAGGGCAAAGCTGGCAGAGATAGCAGCGGAAAAAACAGCGGCAATGCAGTCAATTACCAATTCAAACCCACTCATTAATAATCAGATGAAAGACAAGATGAATACAGCAATGATGGGCGGCAACAATTCACAATCCATGTAAAATAAATATACCAAGAGGTATGTTATGGCTTTAAAAACAGTTGATGAAGTTGAAAACCTTGTAGAAAGATTAGATGTAAAGAGCAATCAGCTTTCAGATAAGTTTGTCAAAAGTGTACAAGGGATTCTTGGCGATATACTAAAAGAAACTGAAGACTATATAATGTCGGGCCTACAAATGACGGGCGGCAACATTGTCTATACGCCGGAATCTCTTTCTTTTGCAATGCAAGCCGCAGATAGCCTTATAAAGCATATGCAGGATGCAGGATACAGCGCTGTAGTCCAAAATTTTGTTTCTTCATACCATGAACTAATACCACTCTCAAAAGCGCTCTATGAAGGCGTTGGTGTTGGTAAGTTCGAGTGGACGGCTGGACAGGTTAGCATGCTACATGAACTACAGAAATTTCAAGTCTCATATTTGACCGAAGAACCTTTTAGAATCCCCGCAGCAATTATTCAACAGGCACTATATGAGTCGGTGCTTGCTGGCACGCCTTATTCACAGCTTAAGGCGCAAATAGCTGGGGAACTTGAATTAGATAAAAAGTTTGAACGACATATGTCAACGTATGCGCATGATGCAACAATGCAATTTAGCAGAACTATGGACGCGGTGAGTATGAAAGATACCGGTTTTTATTATTACGCCGGAACAGCAATCAAGACCAGTCGCTCATTTTGTATTAATAATGTTGGCGGTATATATGATGAGGCAGAGGTGAACTCATGGAACGCTATGAATTGGCAAGGTAAAGCGCCGGGAGATGTCAAAATATCGTTAGGTGGATATAATTGCCGCCATCGGCTTATTAGAGTTAGTAAGGAGTTTGCTTTAGCAAATGGATATGTAGAGAAGGATAAAGAGGGCAAGTAGTGGAATATAAATGGAAAGGCATAGATGCCTTAAGGGGCAAGCTAAAGAAGGTACAAAAGAAACTTATAGACCCTGATAAGTTGGACGTACTAGCTCAAGACCTTATTGCTATGATTAATATGAGATTGGACAAAGGACAGGGGTTAACTGCACAGATGCCTGAATATAACCCACTTTATGCAGAATACCGCAAAAAGAGGGGGCGGCAGGTTGCAGTTAGAGATTTAACAGGTGCAGACAAGGAAACATCAGGGGCCATGAGGGCCGCAATAGCAGTTATTAAGAAGAAAAAAGGGGGCGTTGTAATTGGATTCAACGACCAAGAACAAATGAAGATTGCAAAATATAATCAGGATATTTCGAAGTGGTTTGGCTTAAATGGCAAAGAAAGTCAGTATGTTATAGATAGAATAAAGCAAATGGTCAATGATGCTGTAAAATCATGAAAAATGATGCTTTTGATAAAAATGATATTAAAGACTAAAATAGTCTCTTTGTGGTTTTTCAACTACTTAGCTTTTTTCTGTCCACTGGACAGTCCCTGGACAGGTGATGGACAACATTTTTTTGATGCTCTTTTTTACCTCAAAATGCTGTAAATTATTTTTAATAAAATTCAAGACAAAAATAGTCCTATATTAGTAAATTTTATATATCGTTATATTTCAACTACTTACATTTTTTTGTCCACTGGACAGTCCACTGGATGTCCAGGGACACGTCCACTGGATGTCCACCCCCTTGTCCATGCGCTGTCCATCCCCTAGAGAATAGATATAAGAATATAAAACATATGTGTGTTTTTTGTTTTGATTTTGTAAAGGGCTTTTAAAAACCCGGAAAAAAAGAACCCGGATTAAAAACAGGGCTTAGAAACTAAAATATGAAATCCAATCTCTCATTCCAAGCCAAGTCTTTTAATTATTTATCAGATTAGACACCCACCATCCGTATCAGTAAAATACACATATTGATTTAACAAGTAAGTAATTTTCTGATGGATTTCAGAAAAACCAGAAAGGACAAAAAAAATGACCACAGGAAACGCAGAAAACGGCACCGGAGGTGCTGGCAGCACAGGAACTGGCACCGGAGGTGCTGGAACAGGCACAAACGTCTCAGGCGGAGCCTCAGGCACAGGAACGGGCACTTCTGGCACTGGCACCAATACCAATTCCACAGTTGAGTTTAAAATAGGCGATACGGTGTTTGCGGATGCAGCCGCCATGGTCGCTTATGCCAACACCCTAGCCGCTGATGCAAAGACCGCC